GCCATGATGGCCATGAACTGTGAGGCCGGCCATGACCAGGCACGTTTCAATTGACCATTTACACCTGAATGAAACACAAAGTTACCAGCGTGTGTTGAGTGATCACCAAAGAAAAACTTCAAATCGCCGTTTTCAGTCCGGGCTTGAAAGTTAGGCTCTTCCGCATTGGCCTGTGCCTGCATACGCAGTCGCTGGATGGCAGCCACAGTGGGTTCAAATTCAATGTGCCAGGTGACACCTTTGAACTTGGGTGTTTTGAGTTTGTCGTTCACAATCTCTGCTGCCATGAAACGATATGTGTTGCGGAAGTCTCCTCCAGCATTTTCAAACTCAATACCATCAGGTGCGCCTGTGGCTTTTTTGGTCAATTTGAGCTTGGCATTTTCTTTGTACTCTTGCAAGTTCAACAAGATTTTCAATTTGTTCAAGTTGGGCATGCCAAATGTGCCAATAAAATCTGGGTGTGGGTTTTTGAATTCGCCTTCTAATACCACTGACAAGTCTTCTGCCACACCCACAATGGCTGTGCTTTTGTCATCGCCCGTGATCTTGATCAAGTCAATGCAGCCAAGATCGTGTGTGTGTTCTACCAAGTCTTTAAGATAATCTCTCATGCTTACTCCTATGTTGTATGATTATATAGATTTTTTTACTCGTGTGCAACTATTTTGGCCAGGCTCTGACCGCCTCTAAGGGATTCAATTTCGCCAGGTCTGCGGATCTCCATCCAAGCAATGTCACCTTGCCCACGATTCACAGCAAGGATTTCAAACCCAACTTGATTGCAGTGGGCTTGTATTTCTCTTCCAGGTGTATAGCACATAAAACTCTTTTCCGCCAGAGCCACACCATGTGCCCAATCACAATCGTTAAATGTGAATATGGCCACCCCGCCTGGTCTTAATCGTGCAAACATACTGTCCAGATATTGACGCACCACCTTCATGGGTTTGTAGTTGAAGTAGTTGTAGGCAAATATCAGTCCGTATTGATTCACAGGCAATTGCCACAGTGCATCGGTATACTCGTAGTCGTTGATCACATATGGTCTCAGTCTGCGTTGATATTCTGGAGTAAATGCTTGTACTGCAGGAGTTAATAACTCCTCGTGCTGATCTACTAGATACAATGGATCCAGTGGCACTAGGTCTTCAATAAACTTTTCTCGTCCGGGGCGCATGATCAAGCCGGGCAGTCGCCAGTCTGTGTACTGTAGAAGTCGCCCTGTGAGCAACAGTCGGCTGTCTGCGTCAATGCTGAGTCGACGATTCAAAATGTACTCGTTGGTTTCGTAGCACATTTCTTCTTCATACAGTCGTTGACTGGCCTGGTATTGCGCAGGTTCAAGTGCAGAGATTTGTTCACGCACATTGGCTTTGAGCTCGTCCAAGGCAGTTTGTGCATGTTGAAACTCACGAGAGATATTGTTGATCTTTTCAGCAAATGCACTGCCGTACTCGTCAATTTGCACAGCATGATTTGCTACCACATGGCCTATTTCGTGAAACTTTTTGACAGCCGCATGATAGTCAGGAGCAAGTTCATTGCTGTCCAACAAATTCAAGTATCCAACAAGTTCGCTCAGTTTCATTCGAAAGAAAATAATGAAGTAAATGTGTTTTCTGTGTTGGTGGCCGCAGCCAGGTCCCAGTCCAACACGCCCAACAGGTTGTCAATCTTTTGATCCACCACAGTGGCTTCCATTTCTGTGTCGTCAAAAGGCAAGTCCTTGAACCACTGCGGCAAATGCATTTCGTCTGTGGGATAACCAATAGATGTCCAGCCTAGCGCATTGCTTCTGAGTTTGCACACAATGGTTTTCATACCGTCGACCACCTGCATACTGTAGTTGTCTGAATTCATTCGTCTCAAGTTGTTCCAGTTCAAAGCTGCACGTACATGCCCGGGCATGTTGGCTTTGCCCAGGCGTTCTTCTTCCTTGCCGTACTTGGTCAAGTTGTTCACACGCTTGGGTGAGCCTTTTTCCCAGCCTGGCCGCTCTTTGAATTCATACTTGAACTCACGCACACGTTCAATGATTTCATCACGTTCGGCACCAGCCAGCACTTTATTTAGAATTTCTAGCAAGAAGTCTTGAATAACTTTGGGGGTGTCACTACGTTTCAAATCCAAACCGGTGGCCTTGGTCTTGCCAATTGAGCCGTTGACATCCAGTCGTTTGTTTTCAATGTCAATAGCGTTGACAGCATAACGTTTTTTGGTGATAAACAGGCCACGGTCTGCCACTGTTTCACGACCGGCCTTGATCAAATCTCCCATGTCTCTGGGGCAGTGGAACGCACGTTCCATAAACGCTGGGAAGGAATCATTCACTTGGTCAGCGATGCTATCATATAACTGGATACAGATTTCTTTTGACCATGCCATGCGACCTTCGGCAACTTCTTGTCGGAGCACCGGCCATGCTGAAAAATAACAACTGTCTGTGTCGCCATAGATAACTGCTCGGCCCACATGGTCATATTCACCAGTGATGCACTCATTTAGATATGCATCCATGTGTTTGGCAATACTGCGTCCAGTCAAGGTAGTCGATTGGCCAATGCGCTTGTCAAAAAATCTGCAGCCTGGATTCAAAATAGCACCATACAAACTATTCAAATTAATTTTCTTGACCAATTGACGTTTGTCCCAGAAAGCAATCTCTTTGGCATCCCGGGCGTCTTTCTTTTTGGCCTGCATGTCTTTGCGTTCAGCATACCAGCGTTCCAGCAAGCCAGGAATAACGCCTTTCTTTTCGTATGTGAATATTGTGCCATTGGCACTCAACACCCACGGCTGATTGGAGTCAAACAACATGTACCAAATTTCAGCGCCCGAGTGTACAGTCTCTTCACCTGACTGCCAGTCAATGGTGATCTCTGTGCCACGTTGCTGTTCCATCACTGCTGTGTATTCTAGACTTGCAAACACGCCTTCCCATGCAGCCGCAAATGAATCACCTCGGGCCATTTTGTCCTTGATGTACCTATCAGTCATCACCGGTCGCAGTTGACCTATAATGGTTTCTGGGCCCATGTTCAAGGCACGAATTGCTGACGGATATAGACTGTTGATGTCAACTGACCCAATCCACTCATGCAATCCTTTCTTGGGATATGCCACATAAGCACCAGCAGCCTGTGTGTCCTCGTCGGTGAGTCGTTGTTGTCGATTGGGCACAACCATACCACGTTCGTGTGCTTCGTTGATGATGGCCTGTTCAGTCACAGCCACAGCACCCATTGTGGTGGCCAACAGCACTGTGTTGGCATGTGCCAGTTCGCTGGCCAGTTCTAAGAAGCGTAATTTCTTGTCCAGTTTGTCCAACAGCAAGGTATCTTGCCGGTTGTATTCAATAAAGGTCTTAAAATGTTGATTGTACAGTTGATCCAGTGTGCCTTCAAACTGTGTCTTGCGCTCACCCAGTTCGTACTCAGCAATGGCATCCAGGCTGTATGAATGGCGCTCTTCATAAGTGTACTTGCGATACAGTTGCATATAGTCCATATGCACACGGCCCACCAAGTCATAGGTTTCATTCTCGGCACCAAAGCGTTCAAACACACGCTTCTTGGGAAACTGTCCCCACAAACAAAAACGTCGAGTGTCGTCTTTGCTGAGCACTCGAGTGATACGATTCACTGTGTAGGGTATGTCATAGCCTTCCGAGTTCCAACCACTCAAGATGTCTGCATCTTCTATGAGATCCAGAAACATCTTCAACATCTCTGACTCAGACTCACACAGCACAGTGTTTTCAAATTCTGCACAGATCTCACGAGCAGTCTCTGCACTCATGTGGCGTGGTGCCACCACCAGTGTGACCAGTTGCTCCAACCAATTCAGATATACCGATATGGCAGTGATGGGATTGAAAGGATCTGTCACAGGAGAGAAGCCACGCACTGAATCGAACGCAACTTCAATGTCAAAAAATGCTGTGTGTAGTACAGGTGCGTCTTGGTCTTTGTAGTTTTCTTCAAAACAACGGAATATGGGATTTATGTCCGATTCGTAGATTTGTCGACCGCTTTGTGCTCGAACTTCCTTGCGGAACTCTTTGTTGTTGCGTGTGCTGAATCTTGACACAGGTGTGCCGTAGATGCTTTGAAACTTGCCTCGGGCGTCATCGTAGTAAAAAACATAATTGGCAGGATACTCTCGGTACTGCCGTTTGCCATCGCGGCGTTCTACCACGTGAATGCGATCGTGCTCACGATCAAATAGTGCGTCAATATAACTCATTAGTCTCCGTTTGTGGCCGGTATAGCCTTGTTACATGTTCGTGTCGTGAACGATTCGTTGCTGTTGAAAGCAATATTTATAATGTCTTGCCCACTGTTTCGAGAATTGTTTCCAACAGCTCTTGATCTTGTTTGGTTTTGCCAAATTCGGCCTTGTGTGCCACTCTGATGGCTTTTTTCAACACAGCCGGTTTGATTTCTAATTCTTCTGCAATGGCCTTGATGGTGTCGGTCAGGCCACCTTGCAAGGTATCAATTTCGTGCATGACCTGCATGCCTTCGTTGATGATTTGGGTAAGTTTGATCTTTTGATCGCCGTTGAATGTTTTGGTATCCATGTGTACTCCTAAAACACTAGTATAACACAGATTTTGGTTTTGTCAAAAGAAATTTGCTCACTTCAAGCATCACGGTAGCGAATCGCTTTGCTTGCCCAGCAGCCGGGCCACACGGTCCTAAGGTAGGTGTGTTGGTTTGTGTCAGCTCTACTATCCTGGCCTTAGTTTGCCATGGAAGGAGAACTGACCACGTTGCCTATGCCAAATTGGAATTCCAAAATCAATCGGGCATGCATTGGATTTTCAGCGAAAACCGCAGTCCTTACAATCTGTCCCTTGACTAGCACAGTGGCCACGTATTTGTTCATACACGTGATTGTTTGATGCCGGCCAGATGTTGCATACGTTCCGCGCTTTCATTAACGCTGTATTGATCCACGTAGTTCTTGCCCACATTGGCACCCGACGCACCACCAAACCCAACACCTGTTGTTCTGGTTGCAGTGTGCTGTTGTCCAGGCTTGCCCAATGCACCTGTGGTATCAGTATAGTTGGCTGAGACTGACTTGGTTCCTGCCAATTGCCCTTTGTTATAATTGGCTGATTTTTGTGTGGCCGTCATGTTCAAGTTTGGAGCTGCCTGCATGCTTGCGGAAACTGAGCCACCACCGCCTGGTGTCATATTTTTTGTTGCACTGAGAGTTGTCCCGCCAACACTGGTTGTGCCCGACAAAGTGTTTGTGCTTTTGTCGGTTGTGAAACTTGCACCTGGCACATTCACTGTGGCCTGATTGGGTTCTTCATTGATTCCTGTTGCGCTGTCAGCAGCCAATTTGGCCAATTCATCGTCACTGGAGCCAACGTAATTTTTGCCCACCGTGGCACCTGACGCACCACCAAAGCCAACTCCTTTGACTTGTTGTTTGGCTTGTCCGGTCATGTTGTTGGTGGCAGTTTTGGTTGTGGTGCCGGCCAACTGACCTGCGCCAATGTTGGGACCAACAGTTCGTGCGCCCAGTGTTGCTGTGCCCAGGTTGAATTGTTGGTCAGTTTGTTTTGTGTAGCCACCTGGTGTCTTGGTCTGCGACACAGACAACGGACCTTGATTGAAATTTGTGGTCACATCACCCGTGGCTGAATCTGTGGCCTGGCTCACACCGCCAAAGTTCATTTCGTCCAGTTCTGCACCGCGTATCATGCGTTGGATTTGTTTGAGTTTATGATAGTTTTGTTCCGCGTCACGTCCATCATAGTAGGCCTGTCCATCTGCACGATCGTATTGTGGATCTCTGCGCAGTTCTGCTTGGCGTACCAATTCATCAATGTTGGGATATTTGTCTGCCAGGTCTCGGCGTTGTTTGTCCTGGTCCACAGGCGGTGCGGTATATGGTCTGCTTCTAGCATCTGCTCTGCCAAGGCCGCGTTCTCTTTTGGCAATGGTTCGATCAGCTGCCGCAACCGCTGCAGGATCGTCACGGCCAAAGAATCGATCTGTCTGAGCCATGGCTTTGTTCACAGTGGCCTTTTTACGATAGTCGCCTAGGCTGACTTCGTCTACCTTGGTTTTTTTACTTTCTTTATAGTTCTTTTGTACGTCAGCATTGCCTTGTGGATCAATGTAGCTAGTACCTGAATAATTTTTTCCTGTTTTGGGATCAGTATGATCCCACCGGCCCAATGATTGTTGTTGCCCAGTTGTGGGATTTTTCGCAATGGTTGTGCTGGTATATGTTTGATTGGTTTTTCCTCCCCGGTCAGTTGTGCGCATGTCAGAAAAAGTGGTAATATCGTCAAAACCGTCACCTTCATCAAGATCACCGGTATCTGCATATTTGCCAAAATATTGTTGCTGTTGTTGCAAATTTGCTTGACGTTCTGTGTCAGTGTAGCCCTGTCCTGATGCCATTCTTTGTGTAAAATCGGCTATTTTTTCAGGAGTCTGGGTTTGTGCTTTGTATGCTGCCATGTTCTTTGCATAGTCGTCTCTTGACATGCTACCTATTTTGGATATACGTGTGCTGCCATCTGGTTGAGTGGTTGCCTGCTGACCTGGTGGCACATTGACTGGATTTGTGTTTTCTACATAAGCGGCTGTGCCGTCATCGTTCCAAAAACCGCCATCATTGGGAGTAGGCATACCTTTAAACTGTTGTTTGTAATAGTCATCCCATTCTTCATCATCAGGAGTTATATCCATTCTTTGACCGTCAGCATTTTGAGTTCTGAAAACGGTACCTGCATCTCTGTGTTGGTAATAATTTGGGTATTGTTTGCGCTGTGCTGCTGCGTCAGATTCCTCTTCCACCACAAATTTTTTGTTATTGTATAAATCGTTGATGATCATGATTATCGTTCTTCTATGTAATCTTGACTGAGGTCTTGCTCAGGCTGTTGTTGACGCTTACGTGCTTGGTATAACTTCACTGCCATGCCAGCATCGTCTAGACTCCGGAAACGACTGGGCAATGCTTGTTCACCATTGCGCAGTTCATAACCTTGGTTGTCATCTCCATAACAACCTAGAGATTTGCCATCATCCATTTCAAATGTAGCAGTAGGCAGTGGTGTGGCTGGTTTACCGTTGACGGTGGCTGGAGCATAGTCAGCGGCTGTCTTACGATCAACGACATTAGATTTCAAAGAGACATCAGGCATGTTGGCCGGATTGACCACAGTTTTGGCAATTCCTTGAACATTTGCTGCTGCTTGATTGGCATCAAACTTTTCTAATTCACCTGCATCAGTAGCATCAATGGTTTTTTGTGCTTGAACATATTGTTGTTGCTGCGCTGGGGACAATTTAGCGTATGAAGGATCTTTGGTTGGGTCTTGACCTTTCATTTGTCTTACGGTGTCAGCAGCAAATTTGGTCGCACCGGGCATGTATTTCTTAATGGCATTACCGGCAGTTTGTGCCTGCTGATTAGCATCCGGCGCCGCGGCAGCAGAGTAATCAAGCTCATCTAAATCTTTTTTACCAAGTGCAAGTCTACGAATTGCTTTTAATTCATCTTCTTCCATTGGATCAACAATTCTATCATTGGGTTGATTTTTTGGGTCATACCCTTGCATCGGCTCAATACTGTCATTGCCTGGATCTCCAGGGTTAGAAATTCCACCTGCTGTTTTTGGGTCATACCCTTGCATCGGCTCAATACTGTCATTGCCTGGATCGCCTGGATTAGAAACTGCATCTACTTCTTCAATCTCTTCCTCAGCACGGCCACGTTTTACAGCATCTTTGGCTTTGTCTTTCAAGTCGCGGTTTACGCTGACTTTCTTTTCCAGACGATCCAGATATGTTGTTAGATCTTTTTTGACCTTGCTCAGCATGTCTTCTTCGATCTCGGCCATGGCTTCTTCCAGTGCAGTGCGACGAGGCTCTACACTATCACCAACCATGTATCCGTCCATGGGATGAGCAGGGTCTGTTTTTGCACCCAAGGCACGAATATGCTTGGGCTTGAACAATGCAGGCAGTTGTGGTACCTTTTGTTGTGCAGGGCTCAACCGGCCCTCCACTGTGGCCAATCTGTCCAAGATTGATCTAATGTCGTTGCTCATGCTCGTTGGTCTTTCAAATAACTGCGCAATTGCCATTGATACTTGCCGTGTTGGCTCAGTCGCTGGCTCACAAAGTCAGCAATGCCCTGTTGATTTTCTTGTTCAGCAGCAACAAAGCACTGGTTCAGCAGGTCGATCATTTGTTGTGTGTTGGCATACAACTCTTCGATCATGAGTCGAGCACGTGGAATCTTTGTTTGGCCTTGTATGATACTGAGTTCAGCAAAACGTTCTATGCTGCCGGGTGCATACTCGTCAAGATATCTAATGTATTCTGCCGTTTGATCCAGTGCACCATATGCGTCTTCGTAGATTTCTTGGAAAAAATTGTGCAGTTCGCCGAAGTCAGGACCTTCCACATTCCAATGGAATTGGTGTGCTTTGAGATAGTAGACAAAATTACTTGCCAATAGAGTTTTCAAATTGTCCGCGAGCATGCTTGTTCCTTTTGTATTCTTTAGGTGTATTCGGTGTAGGATCCGAACCTGTTACATATTTACCTGACAACAAGGAACCGCCAGATCTTGAAGTCATGCCCATGGCCGATGCTACAGGGGCAATACTGCCTGCGGATGTGGCGCCTGCTGACGCTGATTCTACGATTTCATGTGCTCGCATCTGATATCTCCACGGTTGGTTGACCTTGATACTCTATTATTCTGCCAGGACCTGCTGTGATTCTATGATTGCGTACTTTGATGCGTCCATTTGCATCGTCCACAGTTTCAAATCTTATGGAGTACACTCCGGACCCTGCTTGAATTTGAAATGATTCTTCCAAGTAGCAGTTTTCCCAGATCCATGTGCGTTCAGCAAACAACTCATTGTTCACATAGGCACGATACCGAAATGGCTGTGCATGCACCTTGGCAGTGACATCGCATTCAACTCGAACAAAATAAGTTTGCATAAAGTATTTAGCAAAATAGCAGCCTATAAATACCGCATGCTAAAATTGCTAGAAATTCAAGCAGCGCATGTGGAACTCACAACTCGCTGCAATGCCCGCTGTCCCATGTGTATGCGCAACTACCGTGGTATGGACTACAATTCTGGCTACACCGAAACTGAATTGAGTTTGGAAAATTTCAAACACATCTTCAATATTGATTTCTTATCTCAATTAAAAAAAGGAATTTTGTTCAATGGCAATCTTGGAGATTTTGCCAGTGCTAAAGATGCAATAAAAATAATAGAATATGTGGTTGAACATGGAATTTCTGCCAACATCTGGACCAATGGCAGTTTACGAAATGCCAAATGGTGGCAACAACTGGCATTGCCTGGGGTCACTGTGGGATTTGCCTTAGACGGCCTATCTGACACACACTCGCTGTACAGACAAGACACAGACTGGCATCGAGTGATAGAAAATGCTTGTGCATTTATTGATGCAGGGGGCAGGGCAATCTGGAGATTTATTCCTTTTGATCATAATCGCCATCAAGAAAATGCCTGCAGAGAGTTGTCTAAACAACTGGGATTTGCAAGATTTCAAAACATCTATGATGGAAGAGACACTGGACCAGTTTTTTCCCGCAGTGGTGAATTCAGTCATCAAATTGGGCATGACCCAAACTATCCAACCAATATACCAAATTTAAAAGATCTACTACACAATCATGTCACATGGTTTGACCACAAAAAAATCAAAGTAGAAAAAGATCGGACCGAATTAAAAATAAATTGTTTACACAAACAAGACAAAGAAATATACGTAGCAGCGGATGGCACAGTTTATCCTTGTTGCTTTTTGGGTTTTTACCCTGCTACCATGCATCATCCAGGAAATGAGCAGTTGCGAGCATTGGTGGCAGAAAACAATGCATTACAGCACAGTCTTGAACACTGCATGTCTTGGTTTGAAAAAGTAGAACAGTCTTGGGCAGAAGCCAGCATAGCGCAGGGTCGATTATATCAGTGTGTGAACACCTGTGGAAAAAATTAATTTATTTTCCAGCCACTGCCAAGCCAGCGCCTTTGTTGAAACTGGGTGACCAGGAATTGGCTTGACGCAGGCCTTTTCTCTTGCTCCAGTCGTATCCAGCTCGGTGTCCCGAACAGTCTTTGGTGCATTCAGATCCTAGGAAACTGAGTTCGTCCAGTTGTTCTTCTTCCCAAACACGAACATCTTCTCCACGATGTTTGTCCCAGAAGCCAGCACCTGCATCAGTTTGGTCATAGCTACGATGAATCTTGTAACCTTTGCTCTTTGCGTAATCATACATGGCCCGAGCAATACCTTGACCTTGATATCTTTCGTCAACTTTTAAATCTTGTGGATCTAGTTCATTGTTGTCATGGATGTTAAAAGCAACAGAACCCAATACGTTATTACCCCAATCATCAAGTGCGTTGATCACTAACACATGACCATTCTCAACCATTTCAATGGTCATGCCCTCAAAATCTTCACGGGATTTTTTGCGTTCAGTTACAAACTCTTGTGCTCTCATGTTCTATACTTTTGTCTAAAAGAATCACCAGGTTGATACTTGTCAGACCTTTGGCTTGGCCAAGTAACCTCTTTGCCTTTGTCAAGAGTTGCACCCGGGTCAACGTTTGATCGTTGTTCTTGTTCACGATTGGCAGGATGGGAATATTGACCTGGCAATCCACCAAAATTACGAATTGTTCCGGTCACAGGATCTGCTTTCATTCGTAATTCTGAGTATTCTTCTGTACCCGGCTGAAATATTGTGTCAGGACCTAATCTGTTTGACAATTTTGGAGCCATACGAATTGGTGGTTTAAGAGCAAATGGATTATTTGGTTTAAGATTATATCCTGGGGTAGTTTTAGGCACAGGCATGGTGGTCAGTGCATTGCGCCCACGTTTTTGTTGGTCCCATGCATCCCATTGTTTAACTATTTCTGGAGTGGGCGCACTAACCCATTGTTCACTCACTTTTATAAATTCTTGTGCTCTCATCGTTTAGGTTGATCTGCTGTAGGCACGTTCTTGTACACACGCCGGGCAGGATCCCACACAGTCTTCATGGGACCAATGCCAGCTAGTTTTCGAACTCTGGCAACCATGGCATCGTATTCATCATCGTAGTCCACTTCGGGTTTTTCACGTTTTTTACGTGCTTCTTCTAAATCTTGATCAGTGTCACGATTTTTCCATTTGGGCTGCACTGGTTCAATACGATCTGACTGTTTTTTTGCTCTAGCCTCACGGTCCGCGACGCTTTGTTTGGCTCGGTTGACCATGGCATCCACTGCTGTTTTGTCATCGCGTTCTATTTTGTCAA